CTGATACGCTGCTAGAGGCGTACTCTACAGACTTAGAGTCGCGGGCGGACTGGGAGAATACACTAAAAGATGGTCTGGAGCTGTTAGGGCTGAAGATAGAGGACAGAAACGAGCCGTGGGAAGGGGCATTCGGAGTTTATCACCCGCTGTTAGCTGAGGCGGTAGTAAAATTTCAGTCTGAGACTATAGTAGAGACATTCCCACCGCAGGGGCCGGTCAAGACCCTGATACTTGGGGAAGAGACCCGGGAGAAGACAGACTCGGCGAAGCGGGTTAAAGAGGATATGAACTATCAGTTGGTCTGTAAGATGACTGACTATAGATCGGAGCACGAGAGACTATTGTGGAACTTGCCGATAGCGGGTTCAGCGTTCAAAAAGACCTATTTTGACCCGGCGCTAGACCGCGCGGTGTCTCAGTTTGTCCCGGCGGAAGACTTTGTAGTTAGTTATGGGGCGTCAGATCTAGTCTCAGCGCAGAGATACACTCACAAGATGAAGAAAGCCCGCAACGAGGTGAGAAAGATGCAGGTCAGTGGGTTCTACCGAGACGTTGAGCTGGGTGATCCTGTAGCAGACAGAGACGACATAGCGGATAGTAAAGACTCACTGGGAGGATATACTTCAGATAGTGATGACCGTTACACGCTGCTCGAGGTCCACTGCGAGTTAGACTTAGAAGGGTTCGAGGATACAGACAAAGAGGGCGACGAGACGGGTATAGAACTGCCATACATCGTGACAATAGATAAGGGGTCTAATACAGTCCTGTCTATATATAGAAACTGGCGGGAAGAGGACGAGAAGAAGCTAAAAAGAATACACTTCTCACACTATACTTATATACCCGGGTTTGGGTTTTATGGTTTTGGGCTTATTCACCTCGTCGGTGGGTTCGCCAAGGGCGCTACCTCAATATTGAGGCAGCTTGTGGACGCAGGGACGCTGTCTAACCTCCCCGGAGGGTTCAGAACTCGTGGGTTGAGAATAAAAGGCGGGGATATGCCCATAGCACCGGGGGAATTCCGGGATGTGGACGTGCCTGTAGGCACAATACGTGACAATATCATGCCGCTGCCGTTCAAAGAGCCATCCATAGTGCTCTACCAGCTCCTTGAGAACATAGTGGCTGAAGGTAGGAGATTTGCGGCGGTAAGTGACGTGAATGTCGCCGATATGCAGCCAAATGCGCCAGTTGGGTCAACTCTAGCGGTCTTAGAACGCACTTTGAAGACAATGACGGCTATTCAGGCACGGGTTCACGCGGCTATGAAGCACGAGTTGTACTTATTAATGACAATAATGCGGGATAACGCCCCTGCAGAGTATGAATACGACGCTCATGGCAAGGAAGGGGCTCAAGCTAGGGCTAACGACTATAGTATGGTGGAGGTGATACCCGTCAGCGACCCTAATGCGTCCACTATGAGTCAGAGAATAGCGCAGTATCAGTCCGCGCTACAGCTAGCGCAGTCAGCACCGCAGTTATACAACCTGCCGTTGCTACACAGGCAGATGATAGAGACTTTAGGCATTAAAAACGCTGAGAAACTAGTTCCGATAGAGGACGACCACGTTCCGATGGACCCGGTCTCTGAGAATATAGCAGCACTAACTGGCAAACCGCTAAAAGCGTTCATACATCAGGATCATGAGGCTCATATAGCGGCTCATATGGCGTTTGGGCAAGATCCGAAAGTTCAGCAGATGTTAGAAATGCAGGGGCCAGCTGGAGCGGCGGTATTAGCGGCGGGCATGGCGCATCTAAACGAGCATTTAGCGTTTAACTACAGATCTCAGATTGAACAACAGTTGGGAGTGGCGTTACCGGCGCCAGATCAGCCGTTACCTAACGAGACTGAAGTTCAGCTGTCTAAGTTGATAGCGGAAGCTGGGGGGCGTGTATTAGGTATAAATACCCAAGAGATTCAGGCAAAACAAGCTCAGCAGAGGGCTCAAGACCCTGTAGTCCAGATGCAGGTGCAAGAGATGCAGCTCCAGCAGGGTGAGTTACAGAGAAAGATGAAGAAAGACGAGATGGACCACCAGATCGACTCTACTAAACTACAGATTGAAGCGGCTAAAATAGATGGTCAGGCTGCGTCTACTCGTGTAGATCAGGCGTTCAAAGCCAAGAAAACACTCCTAGACCAAGAGCTAGATAAGGCTAAACACATTGATGGCCTTGGTAATATTAAAGTAGATCAGGCTTATAAAGCCAAAAGCTCGCTATTAAACAATGAGCTGGAGAAAGAGAGACTAGCTACCCAAGATAAGCAGAAACGCGTGGATCAGGCGTTTAAGGCTAAAGAAGCACTAATGAAGGACGAAAGAGAGAGACTAAAAATGAGAGCAGATGCTATTAAATCGCAAACGGGGGGAAATAAATGATAAGACAATTCGCGGAGTTCTACCGCGCCGAATTACGGAGCGCTATGGACCGCGCAGCTGATAGTTTAGCTAACGACTCAGCTAAGGATTTTGGAGACTACCGCCATATGACTGGCGTAATACGTGGGCTAGCGGAAGCTGAGCGCGCGCTTTTAGATATCGTCGAGGCTTACTCGGAAGACAACGACGCAGAATAGGATAACTATATGAGTGATTTAAGTGCAACAGACGAGAAAGATGTTGAGATAACACCAGAAACAATACCTGTACCTACGGGGTACCACATCTTAGTAGCTCTTCCCGGGGTTAAAGATACTTATGAAAGTGGGATAATAAAGTCGGAAACAGCAGTTAAGAATGAAGAGATTTCTACTATGGTCGTTCAAGTAGTAGATATGGGGCCAGACGCGTATCAAGACGAAACTAAGTTTCCTTCTGGTCCCTACTGTCAACTAGGCGACTTTATTCTTATTCGAGCTTATTCAGGTACTAGGTTTAAAATATTCGGTAAAGAGATATTTAGATTAATTAATGACGATTCTGTGGAAGCAGTAGTCGCAGATCCAACGGGATATTCCCGCATTTAGGAGATATATTATGGCTAACGAAGCTAAAGATACATTTGCTGACACTGAGTATATTGTCGGCGACGAAATTGAAGATAAAGAAGTCCCCAGCGAAGGGGAAGAAGACCTAGTAGTCGAGGTGTCCGACGATACCCCAGAGGTGGATAAGAACCACAATCCGCTACCGAAAAACTTATCTGATGAGCTGGAAGATCTAGATAGCTCCGCTGAAGCTGAGAACTACTCAACTAAGGTACAACAGCGCATATCTCAGATGAAAAAGGTGTGGCACGATGAACGTCGCGCTAAAGAAGCAGCTACCCGAGAGCGGGATGAAGCCGCTAACTTAACCCAGCAGTTACTGAATGAGCGTAACGCCCTACGTCAGAAACTTAGTACTGGGGAAGCTTGGGCGCTAGAAGAGACTAAGCGACGAGCAGCATTATCTGTAGACGTTGCTAAACGGCTCTACCGCGATGCTTACGAGGATGGAGACTCAGAAAAGATAACTGAAGCTCAGCAGAAATTGAATGAAGCTACTATAGATCACTCCAGAGTCCAGAGTATAAGGCCTCAATACGCTTTACAACAGAATCCAAATCCTGTATATAAAGAACCACAGGCATTAAAACCTCCACCACCAGCTCAACCAGCTCCAGTAGATGATAGAGCTCAGGACTGGGGTGCAACTAACGAATGGTTTGGTGCTGACGATGAAATGACCAGTTTTGCGCTGGGATTACATCAGAAACTAGTTAAGGAGGGTGTACCCCCTTCAAGCGATCATTATTACGAGCGCATCGACGCTCGCATGAAAGAAGTGTTCCCCGATAAACTCGGAGGAGCTCCAAAAGGAAAGCAACAACCCTCTACCGTTGTTGCGCCAGTAGGCCGGACGCCTAAAGGTAGGAAGGTAGTGCTAAATAAGTCTCAGGCTGCTATAGCTAAACGGCTTGGTGTGTCTAACGAGGCTTACTATCGTGAGCTGGAAAAAATTAGTAAAGGAGCATAATATGTCGAGTCCTAATAAAAGTCGAAGCCCACGAGAAACAGATACTCGGGAGAATGAAACCCGCACAAAACAATGGCAGCCAGCTAGTCTACTGCCCGATCCTATACCACAAGAGGGTTATACCTTTAGATGGGTACGACGCTCCATGCTTGGAGTTGAAGATCCTACTAACTTCTCTCGTAAAACCAGAGAAGGCTGGGAACCGTGCGCCATTAAGGCTCATCCTGAGATGCGAACTGTACTTGATAAAAGCGCTATAGCTTCTGGACTCGTTGAAACTGGTGGGGTTATCTTATGTAAGATGCCTGACGATTTAGTTAAACAGCGAGAAGATTATTATCACGGTAACAGTAAAGCTCAGATGGAATCTGTAGATAACAGTTTTATGCGGGAGAATGATCCGCGCATGCCGTTATTTAAAGATCGTGATTCTAAAGTAACTTTCGGTAGAGGGTCATAACAATTTAATTTTCCTTAAGGAGATTTTTTCATGGCTTACCCTACTATTTCTGGCCCTTATGGGCTGAAACCAACAGGTAAAATAGGCGGACGTGCTGACAACGGGGCAAATCGTAATATTTCGATTGCTAGTGGTTATGCTACGAACATCTTTTTTGGCGACCCTGTTGGTTTAACTGCCGCTGGCACTATCGAGTTTGAAACGCCCGATGCTGCTATGGCTCCTGTAGGTGTGTTTCTTGGCTGCTTCTATACAGATGCGACTAATGGACCTACCTATTCCCAGTATTGGCCTGCGTCAACTGTGGCTTCAGACGCTGTTGCGTATGTATGCGACGACCCAGACCAGTTGTTTAAAGTAGCTGTTGTATCTTCTGGTACAACTATTGGTGACTTCGCGCTTACTGACGTAGGTTTGAACGCTGCTATGGTTAACAACACAGGTTCTACTGTTACTGGTAACTCTAAGGCAGCTATCTCTGATACCGCTGCTACTACCAACACATTACCATTACGTATTGTTGATCTCGTCGAAGAAACTAAAAATAGCTCTGGTGGTTTTACCGAAGCTATTGTTAAGTGGAACGTCGGGCATTCGTACGATAATACTACTGGCGTATAGGAGACTAAATAATGGCTATTTCACGCGCACAGATGCTGAAAGAGCTCCTACCGGGTCTCAATGCGTTATTCGGTATGGAGTACAAACGTTACGGGGAAGAACACAAAGAGATTTTCGAGTCTGAAAGCTCTGACCGTTCTTTTGAAGAAGAAGTAAAACTATCTGGATTCTCAGCTGCACCTGTTAAAGGTGAAGGCGAGGCTATCAATTATGATACGGCTCAGGAAGCATTTACTTCTCGCTATAGTCACGAGACTATCGCTTTAGGTTTCTCAATTACTGAGGAAGCTGTAGAGGATAACTTGTACGATAGCTTGTCTTCCCGTTATACAAAGGCACTAGCGAGAGCTATGTCTTACACTAAACAGGTAAAAGCAGCGAACGTATTAAATAATGCGTTTAGTTCTTCCTATACTGGAGGCGATGGTGTTTCTTTAATCAACACCGCTCACCCTCTAGTATCTGGCGGCACTAACTCTAACCGTCCAACTACAGCGGCTGATCTTAACGAAACTTCTCTAGAGAATGCCGTTATTAACATCGCAGGCTGGACTGACGAGCGTGATCTATTGATCGCGGCTAAACCTAAGAAGTTGATTATCCCACCTGCGTTACAGTTCGTCGCTACTCGTCTTTTGGAAACAGAAGGTCGTTTAGCTACAGCTGATAACGATATCAGTGCTGTTGTTGCTAACGGCGTTGTACCTCAGGGGTATTCTATCAACCACTTCTTAACTGATACAGACGCATGGTTCTTAACAACTGACTGCCCTAACGGCATGAAGATGTTTACCCGTGTACCTCTATCTACTAAGATGGAAGGTGATTTTGATACTGGTAATGTTCGTTATAAAGCTAGAGAGAGATATTCTTTCGGCTGGAGCGATCCTCTAGGTGTCTACGGTAGCCCGGGCGCGTAAGCGTTTGACTACAAGAAAAAGGGCTCTTCGGGGCCCTTTTTTTATGCTTGACACTTATTTTGTATGGGCGTATAAACAAATTAGCTACAAATAAAGCTACACGTATATATCTGGAACAATCCAGAGTTGACTCAAAGCCTAAAGAGGAACTAAATCATGGCAGCCACACATTTTTCTGGCCCAGTAAATTCTACTAATGGATTTGCTCCGGGCACCGGTTCAATCGAAACTATTACAGCATCTCAAACATTGACCTCAGCGGACAACGGTAAAACGTATGTCCTGTCTCACGCGTCTGTTGTTATTGCTGTTACTCTCCCTTCTCCATCAGCAGGGTTATCATTCAAATTTATTAGTGGGCTAGCTACATCAGCTGCGCACACTATTGCAGCTACTAGTACGCTTCTGTACGGCGGTATTAACGAGCTTGAGGTTGACACTTCAGATGACGGTCCATCTGCATCTGGGGATACAACTCTAACGCTTGTCGCATCTCTGGAAACTGTAGGTGACTTCGTAGAAATGCAATGCGACGGTACTAATTGGTTTATCAATGGACAAACTAAACTAGACGGCGCTATTACGTTCTCGTAAATTAAACTAGGAGAACATTATGCACAGTGATTCTAAATCCACTACTGTTACATCTAGCGGGGCTGTATTTGGAGGCCCTTCTAGGGTAGTCGGCATTTACTACGTAGCATCTGGCACTGCGGGGTCTGTCATCATAAAAGATGGTGGCACTGGCGGCACGGCACTGCTAACAGTAGCTACTCCGGCATCCGCTACATCCACTCAGTATATTAACCTTAGTGACTCGCCTATTAGGTGCGAAACTAGCTCATACGCTACGCTCAGTAATGTTACGAGTTGCACCGTTGTTTACAACTAGGAGCTAATTATGGCGCATGAGACTGATGTGATAACTAAGAACGATAAAGCGATAGCTAGGCGGAATGCCCGAGCTAGAGAGGAAGCCGCTAAGAAAGCCGCCGAGATGAAGAAAGCAAAGGAGGAGAAGTCTAATAGCTTTGCTAAACAAGAAGGCGAGGGTTACGCTAAAGGCGGTATGGTTATGAAGTCTAAGAAGTCTAAGAAGTCTAATAGCTTTGCTAAACAAGAAGGCGAGGGTTACGCTAAAGGCGGTATGGTTATGAAGTCTAAGAAGTCTAAGAAGTCTAAGAAGCCTCGCGGTTCTGGTTGCTGCGCTCGTACTAAACGTACCAAGAAATACTAATGGCTACTAGCGGTAGTAGAGACTTTAAATTAGACGTTTCTGATGTTATTGAGGAAGCGTACGAGCTAATAGGTATGGAGCTCCGTACGGGGTACGATGCTCATAGAGCTCGGCGCAGTCTTAATAT